GATAAATTTCGCTCAGCTTACATTTATTAAAAATTTTTTGCTTACAGAATTTAGATCATATATTAGCAAGGATATATTTACCACGTGAAAAACTGACGAATTTTTTATTTTATCGAAAGAAACATATGAGAATCCAAAAGCAATTAGTTAATTGTAGTCTTCATAACCACACAGATAACCCTGCAGCATGGGAGTTTTATGACCCTGAAAACAGAATAAAGTCTGTAGTGTTGTGTCCTCGTGATTATGCTGATAAGTATCATATGATGGTCGAGCTATATGCTAAGATCTTGTCAAATTATTATCTTCAGGATGATAAGAAGGTAGTGATGAGGGACAAGATGAGTGATGATGTATATATGAGTTACTACAGAAAAGCATATAAGTCTAAGACCAATATTTATATTAGGCCTCAGCTTCCTCATAAAAATGATTATTTTCAAACTAATGTTCAACCGAATATGGAAATAGAACCATTAGTTAAGCAAATAGCTCATAATTATATTTATGAGATGACTGGTGTTACGCAAGAAGATGTTGACAGAGTTGAGGCTAGTAATATAGATAAGAGAATTCCTTCATTGACTCAGAGATGCTTTAAACAGGCATCTTGGCATGACGCTATTTATGGTGATTATTATGTCATGGATGGTGGCCAGTTGGTTCCCAAACGTCGATGTGTTTACTCTACTAATCATATGACCTTACCTAAAAGGTTGAAGATGTTACAAGGTTTTTCTAATGATATGGCTTATCGAGGTGAGGGGTTTAATAGTTTCCGTGTAGTAGTCACGCGTGCTTTAGAATTATTAAAGAGATTTACTATAGGAGACCGTACTCCCGCCTTGCGATTCCGTTATTCCCCTGAAGATATATTGAGATTTTTGAAGATGAATACATCAGGAGGTATTTTTCCGATGCGTACAGGAAAGGTTAAAACTAGCGCTGGAGAAGTAGAATATCATAACTCAGGTAAGAAGATTTATATACTTGAGGCTGCCGCGCGAGTGTTTCACGCGTGGATTGTTGATATTTATAACGGAGTGGATACTCCTTTCTTAGCTTGGTGCGTTATACGAGCAAAACAAGAGTGGCGCATCCTGGAGGGAGTTATTACAACTGAAGAATTGATTAAGTTGTCTCATAAATTAAGAGAGTTCTTTATTCCCAGTGTGCCGGTGATATGTTTGTCCTGGTTTGTTATGAATGAGAGAATGCGATATGATAGAGGTCGTCTATTTACTATAGGTATGTCCTGGTGGAAAGGAGGTGCGTATCAGTTAGCCACTACCTTGAATTATGATATTCAAGGTTTAACTTATGTTGGAGGTGATATTACTGCGCTGGATAAACATGTACCCGATTTTCTTATAGCTCTATATGTTTTGACTACTAATTGGTATTATGATTTTTCTAAGTTGAGCCCAAAAAATGGTGCTTTTATTAAGAAATTAATAAGAGTGCTAGCAACGACTATGACTCATAAACTAGTTCTTCACTTAGGTGGAGTTTGGGAGTTTATGAGGGGTGTAGTTTGGTCAGGAGGATTAGAGACTTCCCACTGCGATACTTTTGTTAAGGCCCTGGTTTGGTTCTGTTATATTATATCCTGTGTCGATTTGGCACCGGGGTATGAAGGTATGATAATGGAATTTTGTGTTCGGGGCTTTCTTGCTATTGTGGTTTATGGGGATGATCATGTTTGGTGTTATCCTAAATGTTTAGGATGGTTAATTAATGCTAAAGGATACGCTGAATTTTTGAAAAGAGTCTTTAGAATGGAATTGAGGGATTATAAAGAGTTTGATTCCCTTATATCTGTTCCTTCTCCTGATGGGGGATTGTCTGTGGTTGGACCAAAGTTTTTAAAACGTTACTTTATCCGATCAACTAATCCGAAACATCCCCCAATAGTATCTTATAAACCTATAGATGGTACTATGATACGACTATTACTCCATTCAACTCAAGAAAATGCTATAGATATGTTGATGTCAGCTGTAGGTCAGGGGTATGATGCCCATAATAATAAGGTAGCTTATGAAGCTGTGTGTCTGTTTTATGACACTTTACGAGCTACTCACCGATTAGAAGAACCGCTTACTTACCTGCATGATGCTATGATGAATGAGGCTTCTCGTGGTAGAATAATAAAATTATCGCGAAGGCTGGGAATGCGTCCCGAAGAGATATTCCAGGCTTTTCCGACCTGGGAGAAGTTAGAAGAGATGAATATATATGATCCTGATGCCGTAAGGTATGACTATGTTGATAATAATTATCTCGATTCTATCTTTTTCATTTAATTATGGTTTTAGTAAAC